TCAGGTATTCTGAACCTGAACAATTTTCGTTCCCGAGTCGTCCACGGTCAGCATCCGCTTCTTGTCCGCGTCTTTGGTGTAGCGTTCGGCTTCCTCGAGCGATTCATGGCCGGACCAGGTCATCAGCTGGTGGGCCGTCGCACCACCCTCGGCCAGCCTGGCGCAGCAGGTATCCCGAAGCCCGTGGGCGGTTCTGCGCTGGTCTCCTTTCAGCCCTGCCTTTCGGGCTGCATCGCTGAACCAGTTGCTGGCCGCCTTCTCCGATCTGCTGGTGCCATGGATCGTGGCCAGGAACGTCATGTGCCGCTCGGTGCGCGCGTTCAGGCATTCGGACAGGTAGGCCCGTGCCTCCGCATCAGCAAATGGCGGGAGATCGCGATTGAAGGCGATCAGCGCGTCGCCGCCCGTTTTCTTCTGCTTGAACGTCATCCAGCCGTCGCGATCGATCCAGCCCGGCCCGCATCGCACGGCGTCGCAGATCCGCATACCCGTAAACAGCATCAGCTCGAAGGCCAGTCTTTGCGGCGTGTCCACGGGCCACCGGTTGCGGAACGCGGCGACGTGATCGGCCGACCATCGCTTGTGTGGCGTCCCCTTCTTCGCCTTGGGCATGTCGACAAGCTTGGCCCAGTTTCTTTCGACCAGCCTCGGCTGGGCCCAGTCGAGGAATTTGCGCCAGGCCTTGAGCCGGGTCCGAGCCGCGTTGCGGTCCATGTCCTGAATGTCGTTCTCGATGTGGTAGGCGCGGATCTGATCGATCGGCACTTTTCCGCCCTTGGCCACGATGTCATCACCATGCGCCATCATCCGGCGCCGGTATCCCTCGGACAGGTCCAAGAAGGCGTCAGATTTAGTGAACTGCCACCACGCATGGGCAACTGTGCCAGCGCGCGGCGAGGCGCCACGCCGCGGCTTCTTCTGCCCGGTCTGGCTTTCGGCCTTGAGGTAGGCGGCCAGGAAATCGGGGTGATCCTCTGGAATGCCATCTGGCAGGCGCGTTCCGGTGGCCCGATGGTATCGGTACACCTTGCCGTCCTGTTTGACCCTGCGAATGCCTTTCAATTTCGCGCCCCTCCGAACGCTGCGTCCGCCTGATCGCATGACGATTCTCCCCCCTGAATGCCATCATAGGGCAGCGAGTCGGCATATGCGTCAAGATCGGCGCGGTCGTACAATTTGTTCCCGCCGCTGACTTTGCAGGGCAGATCGAGCGCACGCAGCTTGGACGGCGAGACGCCCAAGTAGTGCGCGGCCGCCTTCGCCTGCATCAGTCGTGGTGGGAACTGGTAGCTCACATCGCGCCTCCATCACTGGCAATCAGTTGCGGTGTCATTGCATCGCCTCCGCGAGCGCCACCCCTACCAACAGCCCAAACAGCGCGATTGCGACTGACCCGCAAATCCATTCTTTCGCTATGTCACTCATCACTCTCTCATCTCATACTTCCCCGGTCGTCTCCCCATCACCCGCTCGAATGACACCCATCGTGGCAGGTCCCAGCGGCGATACCACCAGCGCCAGAATTTACGCATCGCTGTCCTCCTGCTCACGAAATCCTATCCTCTGTGAAAGCGCGCCAGTCGAAGTCGCATTCACATTCCCATTTTGCAGACCAGCCGCCGCTTCCGTCTGGCTGGTCGCCAATGTCTTGCGGTATGCAGCCGCATTTCGGGCATTCAGGCTCGGATACTGTGATCACCGTTCCTAGTGGGAAATTGTGCGCGGCAAAGCGAATGATGCCGTCAGTGCCGACCTCACCGTCTCCGTCCATGTCTCCGTCTGCCGACCCAATCCAGCGCGGTGTGTGCTGGTCGCAGTTCGGCCCGGAATACACGTCAGGGGCCATAGTCGCGCGCATCGTTTCACGGCGCTTGATCGTATCACTCATCGCTCTGCTCCTTTTTCTGCCGGGCCAATTCCAGGCCGAGACGCAGAACGGCCGTGCGCTCATCCCGTGCCATCTGAGACACAGGCGGCAGCTTTCGTCCAACCCTGGCCTCGATGATCTGGCGGGCTGTGTCACTCATCTCTCTGCTCCTGTTCTGCTAGGGCGCGAAGGGCAGCGCGCCATCCTTCCACGACCGTCACCGGGCGCACCTTGCCTTCTCGCAGGGTGTGAGCCTTCACGGCTGCGATCTTCGCCACTGTGGGCATGTAGTCGTCAGCCTCCAACAGCACCCGCGCCGCGTCCTTCACCTGGGCAGGCTGGGTGTCACCTTCCCATCCAAGAGGCATGAGGAATCCTGCAGCGCTGCGGTGCCCGCCGCCGCCGTAGGCCTTGGCGATCTCGGAGACATCAATGCCGTTGCTGCGTGATCGAAGGGAGAATGCCCGGCCTTTTGGTCTGTCGACATAGGTGGCGGCGAAAGGCTCGCCCTCTGCCATCGCTCCGGCCGTATCAGATGCCAGCGCATAAGGTGCTGCCGCAACCGGTACGTCGTAACCACCGATGACCATGCGCCTCTTCGATGCGTCGATCACCTGTCGAACAAGCTTGTCGTGGGCGCGCAGGATGGCCTTGCCTTCTGCCGCGACTCGACCGATGTCGGCGTCCGCTTGGAGGCGGGCCGCCAGGTCGCCCCATGTGTCCCAGGTCATTTCGTGCGAACCGATCACTGCGTTGATCTCACGGGACTGGTCGAGTTGCCAGCGCCATAGGTCGCGGTCTGCCACCACATCAACCAAGAAAGGGCGTGCGCCCTGGTGGAAGTAGTCCCACGCCATCTGGGCACCGCTCCGGTCCATGTCGAACAGTGCAACGGGGTTGCCGGCGGTGCTGCGGTGCATGTCCCATTGTCCCTCGGGTGCGGGAATTCCGGCAAGATCGGCTTGCGCGGTCTTGTGGTGATCTAGGACGAGAACAGAGCGCGCTGTCTGTGCCATGCGCTCCAGCATCGGTCGCTTGTAGCTGAAGTCGACGATGATGACGTCTGCACCGGTCACTTCTGGTGGTGCATCGCCATAGCTTGCGGGCACGTATTCAACCTTGTTGCCAAGGGCTTCGCGCACCGCCCACGCGGCGGTGAAACCGTCCGCACAGTTGGCGTGGTAGATGCAAATTGTTCGGTTCATCAGTTCCTCCTTCATTGTCCTGCCTTCTCTGCCGTTCGCTTCGACCCGTCTTTGTTCGCTTCAAGGTGCTCGCAATTTGCCGACACCAGTGCGGCCGCCACGTCAGGGCAGACAGAGTTGCCGCAGCAGCTCACTTGGACGTATTTGGGGAAGCTGTTGAACAGCCATTCGCCGTCCTGTTCTTGCCAGACTCCTTCGATTACATAGTCGGAGGGGAAGCCCTGCGCGTTGAACAGCTCGCGGGGCGTGAGCATCCTCATGCCAATGTCGACCACGACGAAGGTTTTCCCATCAATTTCCAGCGTGACGAACTCGCCGCCCTGCCACTCTCCATGGTCGCGCAGCAGATCCGCGACGGCGCGGGCGCGGTCCTCGTGTTCCTCGCTGAACTCGGGTGCGGCCAGATCCGCTTGCACATGGCCGAAGCGGTCCCGAACCGTAACCGTGTGACAGGGTTCATCCAGGCGCGCACCGTTGTCGGCGGTGCCGTAGTATTTGGCGAACCACGGGGCCACGACGGTTTGCTGGGATCCGCTCATGGTCAGGGTTGAAATTGGCGCATCGACCGGCCTGCCGGGGTTCACGCCGTCCCGAGCCTTGTTGTGTTGAGCCAGAAACGCGGCAGCGGGTGCGTGTTTGATGCCACCCGCAACGACCGTGCCGAGCGGTGCGAACGGGTCGAGGGAGCGCGGAGCCTGACCGGGACGCTCGCCATAGCCAGCCTGCACCAGCATTGGCGCGATCACCGCGTTGTAGTCCTTCTTGCTGGCGGTAATCGTGTGGGTCGGCTCTTCAAGGCTGCGGTTGCTGCCGCCCTGCTGGGCATAGGTCAGGATGGGCGCCACGACAGAGGAATGGCCGCCGCCGGCCAGAACTGTTGGGTGCGGCGACCCTGGCGCGCTATCGCGGCGCGCAGACCCCTTGAGGCTCATAAGGTAGGGCGCGACCTCGCACAGACGGGCGCCGCCTGCCGTGATCGTGTGTGCGGGCTCATCAGCGCCGTTATAGGGCTTCTGGGCATTGCGCATCGTCATAAGGTGCGGGGCGATCATCCCCAGCGGAGCCGCGCCACCGGGCTTCTTGATCCAGCTATTCGCCGTGACCGTCGGCATCGGTTCATCCATGGCCACGCCGATTGCGCCGCTGTTGAACCGGGTGATCGAAGGAACCACCACGGACTTTTCGCCCCGGTTGGCACCGGTGATGGTCTTGAACGGGTCTGCCGCATCCTCGACACGGCCCCCGTGCGTTAGGTTGACGACAAAGGGGCGGTTGGCGTTCAGCACATACCGACCCATGCCGCGCGCAATCCGGGCCAGCGTGTTCTTGGTAAGCGGGCGCTTGGGGGCGTTGCAATCGTTTTCCTTGCCATACTGCACCGCCTCTTCCTTGGTCATGAAGATCGAGGGGCAGGGGATTGACCAGTCGATGCACTCGGCAGCCGTGCGCCACGGCAGCAGTCGGCCCTTTTTGACCGTGGGCGATTTCGGGTCGCCATGTGTCGGCTTAGGCCAGACGATCGGTCGACCATCGCGGCGCGCAACCATGAAGAACCGCTTGCGGATCGTCGGCGCACCATAGTCGCAGCCACGCAAAGCCTTCCATTGCAGCTTGTATCCAGCCTTTTTCAGCCGCTTCACCCACAGCTCGAAGGTCATGCCCGCAAATTCTTTCACGGGTCGGCCATCCTCACCGACTGGTCCCCACGTCTGAAACTCTTCGACGTTCTCCATCAGGATCACGTCGGGCTTCACCTTCTCGGCCCAATCCACGATCACCCACGCCAGATCCCGAATGTTCCGATCCTTGAGGGCCTTTCCCGAAGCGCGCGAGAAATGCTTGCAATCGGGCGAAGCCCACAGCAACCCGACCTTGCGCCCGTTGGCGATTTCCAGCGGGTCCACGTCCCAGATGTTGCTATCCAGGTGCAGCGTGTATGGATGGTTGGCTTTGTGCAGCGCCAACGCGGCCGCGCTATGGTTGATTGCCACATCTGGACTACGGCCCAAGGCTATCTCAATGCCCGTGCTGGCACCGCCGCCGCCAGCGAAACTGTCTATGATCATCGGAAGGTCGGTCATGTCGTGGTCTCATTCGCAATTTCGAGCAGCACGTCGGCATGGCAAGGGCTGTCCAGCGGGCACCAGCAGCACAGGTCCTTCCCGCGCAGCTCGGCCTTGATTGCCGAAACCAGGTCTGCTTGTTCGGGGTGGGCCAAGTACTCGCGGTAGAGGCGCACCAAGTAGGTGCGGTCGCCGTCTCCGTCCTTTCCTGCTTGGTATGGGTTGCCCCACTTGGTGGGTCTGGCCACCACCACCGCGCCGGCAGGCTTCCGCCATCCCTTTTTGCGGCTCAGCTGGATACGGCGCGGACGGGTCATTTCGTTTCCCTCTCCGCCAGTGAGAATGGCAGCGGCCCGAACAGAACCCACAAATGGAACATCTCGGCCTCGTCCACGATCTCGTCATGCGGCGGGTAGACCTCGACGGCAGTGGCGGCGGGACCAGCCAGATCGTCTTTGATCCGTTGCATTTCATGCCAGGTAGGGCGGTCGCCGCTGAGGCTGGACACCGCCAGGTGAATCGCGGTGCCGGCATCGCGGACAAGTACCGCGAACACGCGGTTCTTGCGGACGTGGTCAACATCGCCCAGCCAGCCGGGCTGGAAGCGGTGCGGATTTTCCAGCCGCTCCCACTCGCCCCATTCGCCAGAGCGCCGCAGCCGCCGCTCGCGTTCCAGAAGGCGTTTACGATCTTTCGCTGGGGCCCGCATCAGCGGGTTGGTTTTGCGGGTCGCGCCATTTTTTAGGTAGCGGGTCATGCCCGATCCTCCCTTTGCTCATCCTGCTCCCAATCCGGCTTCGGCAGCGTGATCTGGGTTTTGCGCGCCTTCGTGCTGCATGTCTGTGCGGCCGCGATCTTCGTCTTGATCGAGGTCTCCGTGTGGCGAGGCCGGTTCAGGTGCTGTGGCCGGCTGAAATAGGGGTTTGCGATGGTCATGCCTTCCCCTCCGCTGGGTTCATCATCAGATCGACCGCTGCGAACAGCTTGTCGACTGCAGCCTTCCGCCGTCTTTCGGCTCGGGCCTTTTGGGTGGGGTTGGCTTTTGGGTCGTGTAGGACCGAAAGCGCATGCAGCATTTGGGATGTTGCGCGTGGGTCCAGTTCGTCGAGTTCGGCCAACCACAAGCTGATTCCGATGATGACGAATGAGGCACCAGTGCATCCGATTGCCTTTGCGCCGCCGATGGTCGCGGCTGTCAGGTAGTCGTAAGCCACCTGGCGGGCGGCGTCCTGTGCCTCTTTATCTGGGCGAATGATAGGTTTTCTCGGGTCCATGCGTGATCGGTCCTTCCTGCTGGGGTTGTGTGCTGTGGCGTCACGTCGTTGGTCGTGCTGGGGCCTTGCCGGCGAACTTCTTGAGCAGAACCTTCACGCTGTCGGCAAACAGCGACGAATAGGACCGGCCTTTGTTCTCAGGCAACTCCTGAACGCGTTCGACCATCTTTGCGACCTTCTTCAGGTCGTGGCAGTTCAGGAAGTCCGCGACGACATCGGGGCTTGTGACCCCGGCGTTGATCGCGCCCGGAATCAGCGCCGACAGGCCAAAAGAGTTGTAGTAGGGGACCTCGTCCTTGACCTTGCTGCAGCGAATTCCGGTCAGGACCGTGGAAACATGTGCGGCAGCATCAGCCTCGATAAACCGGCGGATCAAGGACACGCAGTAGACCTCGCCCGGTTTTTTGTTGGCGGCGCTCTTGTTGTAGGGCATGAGGCGGCAGCCGGACTTGCTCACGGCGGCATCGCACATCACGGCCCACGGCTCGAACGCGGCCAAAGCCGCCTTGAAGATTTGGTTGGGCGTCAAGGCCGTTACACTGCCGTTGACCCAGCTGAAGGCTGCCGCTTCCTGCTCGATCGTCATGTTGGTGATGGTGGCCGGCACATCGGAGATCCCGCACAGTGCGGCCGCATGAACCCGGTGCTGGCCATCGATGATCGCGAACGTCCCGTCATCGCGCCGTGACAGAACCACCGGCGAAAATTTCGTCCAGTCGAAGTTCCGTGCGATCTTGATAATGTTCTGCTTGCCGCGCCTCTCTACTGAGCGCTGGTACCTGTCATCGATGATCATCTGATTGATCGGGACAAACTGAAGGACGGGAAGCGCGTGTTCCGTAAGAGGAAAGGGCGGAACGGCCTCGAACTCGCTGATGTCAATCTTGTGAACTGCCATGTGTCTCTCCTTTCCCCCTGCCCGCCGCTCACTCACCGGCGGGCAGGGGCACCCGGCACCATGCAGGGTGTTCAGCCTGGAAACTGTCGGCCCCGGCCGGACGGGATGGATGGACAGGACATCGGCCGGGGCCGGTCTCGCTGCTGGGCGAGAACTCGGAAATTGATAGCGCGGTGAAAATTGCGGCGAAGAAAAGGGCGGTGTCAGTCATGGTGATCACCCCACCATCCAGCGAAAGAACGCGGAATACAGCGTGTCCGCGATCAGCAGCGTGATCAGGCAGGTGAACCCTGCGATCAGCATCAGCCATGTCGGCGGCAGTGCATCCAGCCATTCGCGCTGGCGGTCGCGCCGCATCTGGGGGGCGTTGAATCGCTCAAAGGCGCGCTGAATGGATCGCGGGCCTTCCACCCGCTGGGCCCGGGGGAGGGGCTCTGGCGCAGTAGCGCCGACATCCGACCGATTGTGAGCGGTGGCTTGGTTGGCCTTTGTGTGGTCGGACTGCTCGAAACAGATGCGGGTCATGGCTCAGTCCCCCCGCGCTTTGCGTCCCGGTCGCGCTCGGCCTCGGCCTGCGCCTCCACAAACTCGCCATTTTCATTCAGGCAGTACGGCGTGTTTGGCTTGATCCAGTTTTCGCCCACATAGGCGGTGCTGATGCGGGTACGGTCGCCTTCAAACCATTTGATTTGCAGGACGCCGTATTCCCCAGCGGAGGCCGTGCCGCGATACCCAGCGGAGGCCGTGCCGTATTCCCCAGCGGAGGCCGTGCCGCGATACCCAGCGGAGGCCGTGCCGTATTCCCCAGCGGTGGCCGTGCCGTATTCCCCAGCGGATACTGCCGCACCAATCACCGCGCCACGCGCGCCGTTGGCAATGATGTATTCCGTCGCGCTGCGCTGGTCTCCCGTGTGGACGACAACGCCGCGCGGGAATTTCACCTTGCCGTTCAGGTCAATCCACTCCTCGATTTCAACGACCTGCCAAACGGCATCGGGCGACCAATTGAGCAGGCTACCGTCACCCTCGCCCCACAGCGCGCCGTGCAGCCCGTTGCCGCACTTGGTTTTCGGCTTCCAATCCGAGCATTCCACCGGGCCTTCTGTGGGCCAGACGAAACCACCGTAAGAGGTCATGTCCGCGCTGCATGTGCGTAGGACGAGCGCGCGGCCTTTGGTTGTTTCGATGGTCATTGCTGCGCCTCCCTCTGTGCGTCGTAAAGGGCATCCGCCCCATATCCGGGGGTCTGCGCTTCACGGGTGGCGACGGTCTCGGCGTCCAGCGGATCGGGCTCCGTTTCCGGCTCGACCTCGACCAGATCGTAGCCGAGCGCCTTTGCCAGATGTGCAAGCGCGATCCGCGCGTTGTGTAGATATGGGCCAGCGTCGACCCCAGCCTGACGGCGCGCGATGAACGAGGTCAGATCGTTTGCGATATGCTCGGCCTCACGGCGGGCTGCATACACTTCAATTCCGATGTGAAAATTATCGCTCATATCACTTGCTCCGAATGGTATTGATGGGAATTTGGCGGCCAACGAACATTCGCCCGTTGACGCGAATGCCGAACAGGTCTGCCGTCTGGTAGAGAACGCGGCCCTGAACCGTGGTCGTGCCGATCTGGATGCAGCGGATCATGCCCGCACCCGGGAACGCTGCTCGGCCAACTGGCGCAGTTGCTTGATGCCGGTCTCGAGGGCCTTGTCGCGCTCGAGACCGTTGACCCGGGTCGTTCCCTTGATGCGCGCGAACTGCATCCAGAATGCGGTGCGGTTTGTGATGCCTGCGGCCTTTTCGAGTTGTGCAATGGTCATTTGAGAAGTCCTCAATGATGTTCCGCCGGTCTCCGTCGCTGACCCTTGATACCAAGGGCCAGAAAGAGAGATCAGGTTCGTCCAAAAAAGATTGGGAGGCCGGTTTCTTCGGCCGCTGCGCGAGCGAGTTCGGTGAACTTTGCTTGACGCTGGTATTCTACCCGGTGCCAGTTGAACCCAAGGAATAGGCCGTCCGGTTTGACGCGAAACCGGAATTTAGCAGTGATTCTGGTTGGCTCCTCGCCCTGATAAAGGGGGATAGCCAACTTGATCTCCGTGGGGACCACCATTTCGTTCTTGATGTGGGTTTCGTTTTCGTAAGTGAACGATCTGTCGCCGTTATCCAAACGTGTCCCGCTTTTGAATGCGGCGCCTTGAGTCGCTTCCAGCTCCCGGCAGATTTCCAGAAGCGTCGACGAATCCGGGTCGATCACGTCCGCCACGTTTTCTTCGATGAAGAACGCAAAATCCTGCTGCGTATGAAGTTTGTTCTCCATTTCGCTCCAGCGTTTGTATTCCTCGCTGTCGCGTAACGCCAAAGTCGCAATGTGGGTTGCGTGTTGGGCCTGGAGATTGTGTTCGTTGTCGGTGTGCCAATCCAGACGCGCGGAGATCTTGCCGCTGTCGTAGTCAGCGATGATAATGCTTCGTTCGTCGCTGAAGCGGTTTGCGTAGGCGGTGAGAGATGCTCGGTCGTCGACTGTCACCAGTTGCGTGATGTGCTGGGGCAGCAAGTTTGGGTCGGTCACGTCGTGGATCTCGAAACCTTCAGGAATTAGTGCGTGCCGGCGCCCGTCGTCGTGATCGATGATCGGTTTTGCCATAGCGGCAGCGACCAAGCCTGTTTCCAGGGCGTTGCGTGGGAGGTTGTCTTTGTCTTCCATCAGTTTTTCCTTTGGTCTTGGTGTTTGGCAACGAACTATTCTGCAGCCCGCCGCCTCTCGATTTCGTCCTCGATGTCAAATTGGTTCGGGTCGCGGCGACTCAGTCGGCCCTCGTCGTTCGCAAAGAAAATCCCGGTACCCATGGGGCGCTGGGGCACTTTGGCGGTGATCTTGGGTGTACATTCGATCTGCCCGGCCTTGTTCAACTTGAATGGCAACTTGATTGTGATCTCGCCGTCCCCGCCTGTTTCCGCCATCGCTTCAATGACCCGGGTCATTTGTTGATCCCCCTCGCGAAGCAATTCTCCGCGTCGAAAAGTCTGAATGAACTCCAGAAAATTTATGGAGTGGTCGGCTCTCATGCTTCGCTATCCTTGTGTTGCGTTGTTCTGCTTTGGCGGGGCGCGCAGCCTGAAATTTCCGTGAGTGGGGCTGCGCGCCCCGGCGACCTGCTCGACAGGTCACTGGTGAAAAAATGACCGAAAGGACTGTCGGGTCCCCTCGGTCAGGTTCTGCCGTCGTTGAGGCTGGCTCCATGGGGCGTGTGGGCAGCCGAGGCCGGTTGCGGCAGGATCAGTGGGCGCGGGCCTGAAACGCCGTGTTTCTTGGCGTGGGCGCGCACGCGGTCACGGATGCGCTTCATCCGTCGGGCTGTTTCGAGGTTGGTCACGTCAGCTTCAACAGGGTCCGCGCCGACCCGCGCCATACGGTCGATGCTGAGCGGTTGCCCCTTCATCTCCTTGATGGCCAGCCATACACCTTCGCGGAGTGCCTGCGGGTGGTCCGGCTTGGGGTTCGCTATGACGCCTGCAAGCGTTCGGAATTGTTCCTGGGCTGTCAGCATGTCCTGTCTCCCTCTGGGTGCGGGACAGATATTACTGACAGGAATATTAGTGTCAAGAATAAATATGACTGACAGGAATAGTGATGGAAGTGCGTTCTGCCCAGGTGGGCTTCTCGTGTGCCTCAGTCGTATCTTGCGTCCTCTGATCGAGTGATTTGTAACCACTTAATTCGGAATATGACGGTCGAATCTAGACGAATGCGGTAATGAAATGGAGCGCCGATCTGGAATCGTTCGTGACGCTGAAATAACCGTACGAATCCTGTTGAGGCTGAAACAGGAGTACGGGGACCTGAATTGCGCACTGGTACACGAGTATATCCGCGCGTTCGGCCCCAGCAGTCAACGGGACATAGCACAACATATTGGGCTCCACAGGGATGTGGTCGCCCGATGCCTACAAGCGCGGCCGGATTCCGGCCACTAGGTTTGCAATTTATTCGGGAGCGGGCCTATGGTTTCAGGGTGAGACTGTTTTTGCGGGATTCAAAAGTGAATCAATACAGGGGGTTACGCAGTTGAAGGCACACCGCAACATAATTCAACAGAAAAACAATGAGGCAAAGCCCGGCGCCTTAAAGGTCGCCCAAACGAAGCGCGATGATGCCTTTGCGGATGCAATTCGGCAAATGGATCGGGCTCAGATTACGATTCTGATCGAGCGTCTGTTTGAGAGCGGGCTAATACCGATTGAGCCATATCCTGCCAGCCGCGTTTTCGATCGTCAGACAGGGAACGATAAACCTCAATGATCCTGATCTCGGCGTCAGATACATCGTCCAGAAATAGCTGGTAGGTGGGGACACCCAGCGCTTGGGCGATGTAATTCAAGTTCCGCAGCGTCGCACCATCCCACCCGTTTTCGATTTTGGATATGGTCGATTGCTCCAGGCCGGCCGCTTCGGCCAACATGGTTTGGTTCCAACCTTTTAGTTTTCTGAGGCGTTTCATCGCTTCCATACCTCATTGTCACATGGCGGACTTTCTCAAGCAAAGTCGGCACCGGAATAGTTATTCTTGACAATCATATTCCCCTCCGGAATAAGAAGAGAATGCACACACTGAAATCATACCGGCAGGCAAACGGCATTCGTCAGGCCGACTTGGCCAGCAGTATTGGAGTCGAGCAGGCCACAATCTCCAAGCTGGAGTCCGGGTCGTTCCGTCCTGGCTTGGAGTTGGCAATCAAAATTGAGGACGCAACGGGTGGGGCAGTTCCAGCCCGTTCGTGGTTGGCGCCCGAATTTACTCCGTCTGCGGAGGCCGCCGAATGACCACCGCCGGTGAAATGATTTCGTTCTCAAATCGACTGTCTCAAACATGCTCCCAGCATGGCAGCAGTCAGATCAATGCTGCACGGCAAATCATCGGGAATTCTTTGACATGAGGAACAATCGGCCGGATTCCATTCAAGAAGCGGTGCGCGCCTCGATCAAGGCCGCCGGTGGCTTGGAGGCCGCCAGCAATGATCTGGGGCTGTCGGTATCCAGCTTGTCGCGCGCCTCTGGAAGCGACGAAGATCGTCCCGGTGGTTTGGGTGTGAACTACCTGCATACGTTGGGGCGGGTGGTTCCCGCGGCGGCCGTTCCCATCGCCGCTCACTTTTCCAGGTTGGCCGGCGGTGTCTTTCAGCCGTTGCCGGACAAGGGGCCGTTGTTGGCCAACATCAACACGCTGATGCATGAGTTCTCGGACGTATTGGACGTACACGCCCACGCACATTCAGAGCGGTCCGATGATCCAAGCGATTTCACGCGTGAGGAAGCAGCGAAAGCGATCAAAGAGGTTGATGAGCTGGTTCAGGCCGCCTTGGTGTACCGGGCCGCGCTGGTGGAGAAGTTGGGATGATGACCGTTGGTGCCGTGCAGTCAGGGGGCGTTGGTGTGGGCCCAATCGAGCTCAGCCAAGAATTCTTCCTCTTCGGGGGCGAGTTTTCTGTCGGCCGCCACCAGTCTGGTCAGGTACTTCTTAAATCTTTCGTACCGCTGTTCGTCAAACTGCAGCACTCCCTGAATGTGCTTCTCCAAACTGCTTCGGTGGGGGCGCATAGACCGAACGACACGTTGCATGGCGTCGAGATCGGACAGTCCGATGTCAAAACTGGCCGCAGCTTCCGAGGCCGCCTCGGCTTCGATGTACTGGCAAATTACGTCCATCTCCTCAGGATGGAAATTTCCGTCGCTCTTGGCGGCGAGAATCAAGATCGAGAGGGCTGGTCTGAGATATTCTCGAAACTCGGCAACCTTGTCGGCAGTTTTGGCAACCGCCTTTTGAGAGTGTGCCAGGTCAATCATCAGCGTTTCGCGAAAGAATGTTTCCGTGTCTTCCACGACGCCGTCTATGTCGTAGACCCACTTGATGCGATCGCACCTGAAGTGACGAATGGCGCGGCGTTCGTGGCAAACGGCCTTCAGGATCGGTGCGTTCGGCCCAGGAGCAACAGACCGCATGGTGATCCTGCGGCGTGTTTCATGGCCGTTGGCATCCCGATAGTCGATCATGCAAAAGATTTCTTCCAGTTCGATCGGCTGATCAATAATCGCAAGTTCTGGTTCGTCCGGCTCATCCTGAGCCGGGCTGGGCAGTTCAACCGCCCATTCGGGAAGAAGGATCAATGGCGCCGGGGACGTCTCGGTCGGTGCTATGTCGCAGAGCCAATTGTGGTGGGTCATTTCAATTCTCGACGTAAAACAAAGGTGCGTTCTCAAACTTGTCGGCAGGTTACACAGCGCGACGGCGATCTGTCTAGCTGTCGGTCGATCGGCAATTGGCAACCGATATCTCATCCCGACCGTGCCGGGGTCAGCACGGATACCTCCCTGTCAACTGCCCTGGCCTTCGGGCCGGGGTCCTTTCGGGGGGTGGTGTGATGAATGAGACGCAGCTTCCCGTCCGGCGCGACTGGCGATCACCGGTGCTAGGCCACTACATTGAAGCGGCGATGCTGGTGCGGGATGCCACAGTGGCTGATGTCGTCTCCAGGTGCCGGTCGCGCCTCTGCTATCTTGCGACCCCATACACAAAGATCGCAAGGCATCCCGATGGCGGGTATTGCCCGACAAGGTCATTGGAAGCTGCCACCAAGGCCGCCCGGTGGGCCCGTCTGTTGGCCCTCGAGGGGATCACGGCGGTTTCGCCGATCGTGCAATCTGTCGAAATGGTCAATGCCGACTTGATCAATGGCGAACTAGACCCGCTGGATCAGGATTTCTGGGAAAACTGGTGTCGCGCCTTGCTGCGCGCCTCGGCAGTTGTCGTGGTGCCGCCGATTCCCGGGTGGGACGAAAGCGACGGGATTTGGACGGAAGTGCTTCTGGCGCTCGAGTGGCAGATGCAGGTTCTGCTGATCCGTCATGGTGAGCAGCACGATACATCCATTCTGATCGGAGGCATGCATCATGGTGGCTAGTCGTCGGGATGATGAGATCGCGTTGCAGATACTGCATTTGCGGGACACGACAGATCTGACCGCCGAGCAAATCGGTCGCCGCGTGGGAAAGACGCGCAGTGCCGTTCTCGGGATCGTGAAGCGCATTCGCGATGAGCCAATTGCGCCCTGCGAATGCCAGCGCCCGAAAAACAGGGATGGCGGCATGCCGCCGCGATGGTGGTCCAGATGAGCATGGAGCCAAATTTCGATATTCTCCCAGCCGTCCGATCGCAGATCGAACAAGCTGAAGAGAAACTTCAGGTCGCCTGTCGTCTGCTGCGCGAAAACGGGTGGCCTGAGAACTCGGACGAATTGGTGCGATCGCTCAAGCATGTACGGGTCTGGACGCAGCGTGATGGTTGGCTGGACATACTGGCTCGGCAGGATGCCAGGTTTATTTGGGATTGCCGCGCTGAACGGAGGTCCAAATGAACTTTGGCCAGGCGCTTCTTCACGCGGAATCAACGACCCAAGAGCGCGTTGCAAAGAGCGATGTGTGCAATGTCATAAAAGCGGCCGTTTGCGTGAGATTTCAGTTGAACTCGAAGGACCTGACAGGTCCGTCACGCATTCGGGTTCACTGTTGGCCTCGGTTCATCGCCATGTCCCTGATCAAAGAAAACACGCGCCTGAGCCTGCCTCAGATCGGGCGTTTGTTTGGCGGCCGCGATCACACAACCGTTCTCAATGCGTTGGAGCGGGCCAGATTTCTGAGAATGCACGACGATGTATTTGCGGAGGATTACAGGGCCGTTCAAGAATTGGTCGACTTGCGGGTGAAGGCGCATTTCATTCGTGGTGGGTCGGTCAGGCCAGTATTCCGCTCAGTCCGGGCCGGCGCGGGCAATGAGGTAGTTCGACCATGACCCAGAGACCGGCCGTCATAGAAGGGATGTTGTGGCCGCTGCGCCGCGGTGAGACCTTGTCGAACCACGACTGGTTTCCATTCTACACGCACAGGTTCCTGTCGTCTGGTTTCGTCAACCAGGTGACCCTGGGCAGCCGCTGTCGCGCGGACTTGGGCACGGCGCTGATCCTGTGGGCGGAATCCATGCGACTGGACCCGGCTGGGACATTGCCGATCGACGATGTGGACTTGGCTGGTGCCGCACGGTTTCCGTCCGTCGATGCCTGGCTGGAGGCCAAGGAAGGCGCCCTGTACGGATGGGAGCCGGTCGATGTTGAAGACGAGCGGACTGGCGACGTGATCAAGCGCCTTGGGCACCCGTTCACGCTCGAGGTCGTCTCGGAGATGATGAGTCGCGCCAAGGCCCGCAGGGCTGCGCGAACGGCCGGGGCTGATCGCAAGAGGTCTGAGCGGATCCGAAAGAAGTTGAAGGGCCTCGGGCTGCCAAAGCACATCACCGAGAGCGAGGAAATCGTGGCGCGGTTGCAGCGACACTTCAGCTTGGCGGACATCTTCATCACCGATGAAAACGTGCGCGCGGCCTTGTCGGAGGTCATCGGTTACACGAGCGACGTGGTGCCGCTCGGACGGCAATCCAGAAAAGGAAAATCAACGGGTTAGCGGTGTCACTGTGACAGTTGTGACGGTGTCCGTGACAGTTTGTGACAGTTTGAAAGTGTCACGCACCTACAGGACAGAACAGGACAGGACAGAACACCCTTCCTGGCCACCGAATGACAGAAACGGAAACGCGGTGTCACGCGTCGACCGTCGCGCAGGTGCAGAGAAAAGGAGCAGGGCCAATGCATGCGAAGGAGCAGAAGGCAGGCGAGAAGAGGGTAATGGAACTGTTGGTCAGGCCATTGCTCGAGGGAGGGCTGAGCAAACCCAAGGGGTTTTCGAAACAGGCCGACTTCGATGCCATGGTTGAGAAGTCGTTGTGTCCGAAGCTTGCTTACATGACCGAGATGAACCTGCGTGCACTTGAGGAACAGATCGCGGCTCATCCAGAGGGGCGCGATCGGGACCAGATGCCCATACCCAACAAGATCCTCTCCATGGCCGCGAATATCCAGGAACCCGGCGATGAGGCATCGCCTCTGTTGTTGGCGGTCTTCGCCGCCCAGCTGGGATCGGATGCGTTGGCCGGTGGTTGGGCGCCGGAACTGCGTCGGTTCCTGAAGAGGGAACGCAAGTGGCCGCGTGCAAATGAGGTCGCGCTGATCAAGGCAGATGCCGAGGTGGCATGGCGGCGTGTTCAAGACATCCAGGCAAGATCAGCGGCAGGTCAGACTGTTCCGGAGGTCGAGCAACGGTGGTTGGCGTCCAGGCAAGCGGCCAAGCAAAAATGCGAGGAAATCCGAACATTGGCTCGGGGAGGGGATCAGTGACAGTGATGATGACCAGATTGGAGGCTGCGCGGCCGTTGCGAACGTGTTCGCGTAAACGCGAAATCAGCATCCGTGGGCTGCTTGAGTGGGCCTTCCAAAAGGAGCTGGCCAGCCTCGATTTTGATGAAGCGGCACGGGAAACCGGGGCGGCGGTCGGAGTCGGCATGGAGTGGATCATGATGGAGCGCGCCAAATTGGGGTGCCGCGTCGATGGCGGCGGCCGGTCCGAACCTCATCACGATGCTGACATTGTTGCTGGTGCGTTGGCGGTCCTGCCGGAGTCGTGCGGCGGCAGGCGGATGGCCATTTGGATCGCCGAGTTGGCACGGTCAGGGCTCACGCCGGACTGGATGCCATACGCTCGGCCGCGATGCGAGCCGTTGGATTGGAGGACCTGCAAGCACGGTCGGTATGCACAGCGCGAGTTTTGCCGAGCGTTGGGGCAGCGTTGGCCATCGCATCAAATCACTGGAAAGGACTGGGGGTATTGGTGCCCGGTCGTGTATCAGGACACGGCGATGGAAGTCGCGCGCGCCAGGAGGGAATACACCGAGTGGCGGTTGGCGTTGCTGGAACTCAGAAACACCTTCCAGGTATGGCGGAATCTAACGGCCTTCGAAGTCACCGACGAGTTGCCGGATCGAGCGCCGTGGACGAAGGGCTTGACAAGAACGTCACTCTGTTGACATCTTGCAGGCGACCGAATTGCGCCCGGAGCAGGAACACTGCCTCGGGCGTTTCCTTTTCTGGAGGATGAAAATGCATTGGGCCGGGGAAAGCCTGGCGGGTATTGCAGGGGCGCTGTGGCGACTGCAGCCTCTGCCCAATCAATCACACTGGTAGAAGACCTCGTAGTTCGGTTTGAGAACCAACTGCGATTTCGTGATGACGCACCGCCGGCCAGTCGACGCCAAGTAGGCCTGTACCGCACGTTCGTAGTGAACCTGTGGACTGGATGTCCCACCGAACGTAGCACCAGAGGCAAATGACGCGCCAAACGTTGGCGTCACAAGCGCTCGGTTCCGATCTGCATGCTCAAATATGTTGAAGGTGCGATCGCCGTAGCTGGAGCGCACTGGAAGCACATCAGGGTACTCGTCGTTGACATAGTCGATGCCGGCGCAGCCGGTCGTGACGGCCAATAGTACCAATACCAATCGTTTCATTTTCGGTGTCTCCAATCTGGAATTTCGTGATGATCGTCAATGCTGACACTAACCGCAACTCGCCCCCCACCTTGGGTCCTTCCTGATGTTTTATCGTATACGGGGCGGCGAAGCCCATACGTTTTGCGTCCCTAAACCAAATTGAAAGCCTAAACCAAACCCTAAACATGACCGGTCTTAACGCTACACAACTCGCTGCAAAGCTGAACCTCTCGAAAGGGCGCATCAGCCAGTTGGTCAGCGATGGAACCTTCGACAACTGTTACGAGGGAGTCGGGCGCGCACGGCGTTTCGACGTGAAGAAGTGCATCGCGGCGTACAAAGGGCTGGATCCTGGGCAGCGGCTTGGGAACGGCGCAAAAACCGAACAGGCGATAGCCAGGCAAGGGCTGGACGCGAACGATGACCTGCTGCCCAAGGGCGGCGGGGCGCAGTCTCTGAAGTCGGAAGACGATTCCGGCTATCAGATGGCGCGGACGCAGAAGGCGATCGAGGAAGCGCGGCGACTGCGACGGCAAAACGCCGAAGCTGAAGGCACGTATGTCCTGGCGTCCGAGGCTGCTCTTCAGGTGAAAAAACTGTTGGGGCAGGAAATCGCGGAATTCGAGGGTGTCCTGCGGGATGGCGCCCGCCAGATCGCCGACGAGCTCGGTGTCGACTTCAAACAGGTCAGAGCTCTGCTTCTGGCAAAATGGAGGGATCACCGGTCCCGCCGAAGCCAAAAGCTGTCAGAGAGCGCGGCCACCGCTGAATTGTCCGAAGCAGAGCGCGAGGCAGATATCTGATGGGCTTCCTCGCATCATCCGCCGCGGTTACCCAAGCGGCACTGGCAGCCGTGATGCGTCCTCCGCCGCCGCCTGATATCACGCGGTGGTGCGAAGAGAACATCGTGTTCGATGAGCGTTCCCCGATGCCCGGACCGTTCAACATCGACCGGTTTCCGTTCCTTCGGGAGATCCACGAAGTTTTGTCGCCCGAGCATCCGTGCAGGGAGGTGACGATCAAGGGGTCGGCCCAGTGGGGCAAGACGGTCTCTATCATTCAGCCGACTCTCGGTGCGTGGCATGAGTATTGCCCGCTGGACAGCCTGGTGGTTCACCCCACCTCATCTGCAGCGACGGAATGGGTCGACAACAAGTGGAAGCCAATGCGGCGGCAGGCGCCAAGCCTTCGCGCGATCTTCGGACTCGGCACCGGCGACAACCGGGATCAAAAGTTCAATCAGGAAACCCTCGACAAGAACGGTTCCCTGAAGGTGGCCTCGGCCGGGTCGCCGGCGGACCTGACGGGAACCAGTCGCCGGCTGGTTATCATGGACGACCTGGCCAAGTTCGAGATGTCTGACAAGGGCGATCCCGAGGCGTTGGCGGAAAGTCGGGCGTCCGGATTCGAAGATGCGAAGATCCTGCGGGTTTCCACCGCAATGATCAAAGGGACGTGCCGGATCAGCAGGGCGTATGCCCGCAGCGATCAGCGTGTCTACGAGGTGCCGTGCCCGCACTGTGGGAACATGGCGCCGCTGACATGGGAGAATTTTCGGGAGAATATCGATCCGGAGAACCTGGCGGCTGCCTGTTTCCGCTGCGATGCGTGCGATCAGCCAATACGCCACAGCCACAAGACTGCAATCGTTGGGCGGGGTCGCTGGGTCGCAAGAAATCCGAACGGAGACCATCCGGGGTTCTTCCTGTGGCGAGCCTACGCACCTCAGCGGGATTGGGCATCGATCGCCCATGAGTATGCGCGGCTGATGGGCTGGACACGGATCGAGTCCAGCAGCGTGACCGCCGCAGACGTTCAGAGGACAGTGGAGGCGGAAACCGAGCAGACATTCTACAACGATGTCCTGGGCCTCGAATATGAGCAGGCAAATGACGCCCCGGATTGGGAAGCCTTGCGCGATCGGACGGAAAGAGCGGATGAACGGGCCGGGCCAGATGAACATGGGATCAAGCCACTGTCGCCCGGGGTACTTCCGGCGACAGGGTTTCTGTTCACCGCGGGTGTCGATTGCCAGGATGACCGGATGGAGGTGCACTTCAAGGCATTCGGTCGGAACCGGAAGCGCTGGACGATCGATTACAAGGTCATTCCGCACCACATCGGTTCGGAAGAAGGCCGGGCCGCTCTGAATGCCTACCTGAAACAGGACTGGAAAACAGAGCTCGGGTTTCCCGTGAAGCTCGATGCTCTCGCCATCGATGGCGGTACCTATACCGATGACGTGTGGAGTTGGGCCAAGACACATCCTTGGTCGCGCGTCATCATCGTGAAGGGTGGTTCGACTCAGAACGGCCCGTTGATGGTGCCGATGAAGTTCGAGCGCCGTAACGATGGAAGGGCCAAACGTCGCCAGAAGCGGGCGTTTATCGTGAATGTCTCGCTGTTGAAGGGTCAATTCTACACCTGGGTCCGCCAGGAGGATCCGGAAGAGCGGGGGTATTGCCAGTTCGCCAGAGGTCTGGGCGACGAGTACTACCGGCAAATTACCTCGGAAGTTCGCGTTCTGACCCGCCAGAGGTCCGGCGTTGTCACCGCCAAATGGGAACTGGTCGAACCGACCCGCCGGAATGAGGCGCTGGACACGGAACTGTATGCCGAGGCGGCCGCCCGCCGGAAGGGCTGGGCGTCCATGACTGATGATCAGTGGGATGCGCTGGAAGCTGAACGGGGCCAGCCCGCGCCAGATGTTCAGGGCGATCTCTTTGACAAAACAGTTCAGCCAGTTCCGTCAAATGAAGAGTCGAAGGACGCGCCACGCGACCGCGACAACTGGCTGGGCACAAAGAAAGGGCAATGGTTCTAGATGGCATGGACACAGGCAGAACTTGACGCGCTCAAATCGGCGTATGCCCAGGGAACACTGCGGGTTTCCTACGAGGGCAAGTTGGTAGAATACGACTCGGAAGCTGGCTTGTTGCGGCGCATTCGGACGATCGAGGGCGAGATTGCGGCGTCTGGCGGTGGAAAAAAGCCAAAGGTTGGCTTTGCGAAATTCGACCGGAGGGGACCATGACAAAATCTGTCACCCCGGTGCGCTGGTCATGGATTGATACCGCGATTTCCGCGTTTTCGCCGTCCCGGGCCATGAAGCGATACACGGCCCGCGCGACCATCGCCAACCTGCGCCGAATGTATGAGGCTGGAGATCGTGGCCGTGGCGCCGCTGGTTGGTCCTCGACCAACAGGTCCGCTGATTCCGAAATTGCCGCGGCCGGTAGCATCCTGCGGGATCGGTCGCGCGATCTGGTGCGCAACAACCCTCTAGCGGCTTCGGCCGTGCAGGTTCTGGTGAACAACATTGTCGGGCCGGGCATCCGTCCACGTGCCGCTTCTCGGAACAAGCGGCTGAACCAGCGCGTGAACGATTTGTTCCTGGAATGGTCCAAGCGTTGCGATGCCCATGGCCACACCGACTTTCACGGCATCCTTGCGTTGGCTGTACGTGAGATGGTCGAGGGTGGTGAGGTTCTGGCGGTCAAGCGCATGCGCAACAACGGCCCAGGTGTCGTTCCCTTGGCCGTCGAGCTGCGCGAGGCTGACCATCTGGATGACTACAAACAGTCGCTGTCGGGAGACGAGGGTCGAATTGCGTCCGGGATCCAGTATGACCGCAACGGCCGGCGCACTGGGTATTGGATGTTTCCGGATCACCCGGGCGACAACCTGAACACCTTCGGTCGCCGCCATGCATCCGTTTTCGTTCCGGACAGCATGGTTGCGCACATGTTCGAGCGGCAGCGCGTGCAGTCTCGCGGCGTACCGTGGGCCGCGCCCGCGATGCGCGCTTTGCAGGATCTGGGTGACTGGCAGGTTGCCGAGATGGTCCGGAAGAAAACCGAGGCGTGCATGGTCGGCGTGGTGGTAGGCGATGATGAGGTTGGTGATACGTCTGTTGGCCCAACGGTCGAGGACGAGAATGGCAATGTGATCGAGAGTTTTTCGCCAGGCATGATCGCCTATGCGCGCAACGGCAAGACGATCGAGTTCAACAACCCCCCGCATGCCGGCGGTGTGCAGGAATGGAACCGGGTGCAACAGCATCTTATCGCAGCCGGTTTCCGTGTTCCGTATGCCGTGATGACCGGTGATCTGAGCCAGGCCAATTTCTCGAGCAACCGGGCCGGTCTCAACGAGTTTCGTCGCATGGTCGATCAGATTCAATGGACCGTGGTTATCCCGATGTTCTGCGACCGCATCTGGTCGTGGTTCATCGAGGCGGCCTATGCCGATGGGCTGATCGATACGAACAACGTTCCGGTCGAGTGGGCACCGCCTGCTTTCGAGAGCGTGAATCCTTGGCAGGACGCGCAAACGGACCTGTTGGAGACACGTGCCGGGTTCCGGTCAATTTCGCACCAGATCGCCAAGCGCGGATATGATGCGGATCAGGTGTTCACCGAACTGGCGGAAGACCTGACAAAGGCGGCCGATCTGGGCCTGGTCCTCGATAGCGATCCCGCCAAGATGACGACGGCCGGGCAGGCGCAATCAACCACACCGGACGACAATCAGAAGGAATGATTTCATGGCCAAGGACATGATGGAACTGCCCCTTATCGGGCGGGACGCTTCGGTGCGTCCGGAAAGCATCAACGCGGAGGAACGCACGATTGAGATCGTCTGGACCACCGGCGCGACCGTTCAGCGGGTTCGCTGGGAAGGGTGGGATGATCGGGTCGAGTATGACGAAGAACTCGAGGTCAGCCCCGGCGCGGTGCGTCTCGAGAGACTGGATGCAGGAGCGCCGTTCCTGAATTCCCACAGCGCCTGGCGGCTGGAAAGTGTGCTTGGCTCTGTCGTGCCTGGTTCCGTGCGCATCGAGGGCGGCAAGGGCTATGCCGAGATCCGGCTCACGGATGCCGAAGACGCCGCGGGGATCGTAAAGCGCATCCTCGAGGGCACGGTTCGGAACGTGTCTGTCGGCTATCGCGTCCACAAATACAAGATCACGAAAAAGGACGGAGCGCGTGAACACTGGCGTGCCGTCGATTGGGAACCCATGGAGATTTCGGCAGTGGCCATCCCTGCCGATCCCGGAGCGCAGACCCGTGCGGCTGAGACGCCGGGCTTGCTGAACCCCTGCGTGCTTGTTCGCGCGCAGGACCACGCCGCGCCAGCGGCTATTTCAAAGGAGGCTACTGATATGAGTGGCAAGAAGCAGAGCGGCGCGGACGAGCTGAAAGACGTTCGCAAAGACGATGAAAAGTCGATCGAAACCCGCTCGAACGAATCCGGTGGCGAAACGCCCACCACCCCCGAAACCACCACGGCGCCCACCGCCCAGGAAACGCGCAGCGCGCCGAACCCGGCAGACGCGGCTCGTGAAGCCATCGCGGCCGAGCGTGCGCGCACCAGCGAGATCACCAAGCTGTGCCGCCGGCATGGTCTGGACGGTGATTTCTCGGCCGACCTGGTCGAGCGTGGTGTGAGTGTCGAACAGGCCCGCGCGGCGATCCTGGACAAACTGGCGGAGGCTGACCCGCTTGAGGGACGTGTTCACGAACCGTCCCACGCCCAGGCACGCGGAGATGGGGCACGTGAAGTGCAGTATCGCGATGCAATCACCAATGCGCTTCAGCACCGCCACAATCCCGGCGCCGTGCAGCTGACCGACGACGGGCGCGAGTTCCGTGGCCTGACCCTGCTGGAAATCGCCCGCGTGTCGCTGGAACGTCGTGGTGTGAGCACCCGCGGAATGTCGAAGATGGAGCTGGCCAAGGCGGCCTTCGAACAGCGTGCGGCCGGCTATCATTCGACGTCGGATTTCCCGATCATCCTGGCAAACGTGGCGAACAAGACGCTGCGGGATGCCTATGAAAGCACCATGCGGACGTTTATGGTTTGGGCGCGGCGCGCAACCATCACCGACTTCAAGCCGGTGGATCGCGTTCAGCTGGGCGGTGCCCCGGACCTGGAAAAGGTTCTGGAATCCGGTGAGTTCAAATACGGCACCATTGGTGAAGGCAAGGAAACCTACGCGCTGGCAACCTACGGCAAGATCATTTCGATCACCCGGCAGGCTGTCATCAACGACGACCTGGATGCATTCACCCGCATTCCGGCGGCGTTTGGCGCATCGGCGGCCGATCTGGAAAGCGACATCGTTTATGCGATCCTGAACCAGAACCCGGACATGGCGGACGGCGATGCGCTGTTCCATGCCAATCACGGCAACCTGGGCACCGGCGCGGCGATCAACGAGACCTCTCTGTCCGCCGCCTATCGGGCGTTCGGCCAGCAGAAAGGCATCGAGGGTCGACTGGTCTCGGTTCAGCCGCGGTTCATCATCACGCCGCCGGGTTCGCGCAGCGTCGAGGCGCGCAAGCAGGTCACCGCGACGACCCCGAACAGCACTGCTGACGTGAACCCGTATGCCGGCCGCCTGGAGCCGATCGAAGAGCCGCGCCTTATTCCGGCGTCGGGCAACGATCCGTGGTTCCTGGCCGCTGACCCGGCCCGGATCGACACCATCGAATACGCCTACCTTGAAGGTCAGGACGGTGTGTTCACCGAAACCCGGCAGGGCTTCGAGGTGGACGGTATCGAGATCAAGGCCCGCCACGACTTTGCGGCCAAGGCGATCGACTATCGCGGCCTGTACAAGAACCCCGGCGCATAACCGCGCCAACGTCAGTTGCCCGCGCCACTCACGGCGCGGGCTTTCTTTCCCCATCCTGAAAGGACGGAACAATGAAAAACTTCAAGGCCCATGGCGATTCCATGGAATTCACCGCCGCGGCGGACCTGTCATCCGGCGACGGCGTTCTGATCGGCTCGATCTTCGGTGTCGTCGCTGGCGACGTGCTGACCGGCGCGACCGGCGTTGCCAAACTGACCGGCATCTTCAACATGACCAAGGCCCCCTCGCAGGCGTGGGCTGAAGGCGCAAAGGTGTACTGGGACGACACCAACAAACGCTGCACGACCGCGGCATCCGGCAACACTCTGATCGGTGTTGCGGCTGCGGCTGTTGGTGGCGGTGCGGGTGACACCATGGGCGACGTGCGCCTGAACGGCTCGGCGGCCTGATCATGTTTGCTGCCGCTGTTGATGCCCTGTTTGCGAACCCGATGCTGGCGCGCGATGCGCTGTATCGGGTTCAGTGGCACAGCGGCAGCAAGCCCGTCCGCATCATCATGCGGGCCCCTGATGACGTGTCTGAATTCAATGGCCGTCAGTACGTATCTGACACCATGTTCATTGACGTGCGCGTTTCTGAAGCTCCGGACGTGATGCAGGGTAGTGTATTCGAACTGCTGGACCATGCTGGCCAGCCGACGGGCGAGTCCTTCGAGGTTCAGGATGAACCACGGCGGGACGGAGAGCGTTTGGTCTGGAAGGCCGAGGCGGTGCGGCGTGAAGTTTGACTTCGGTGTCATTGGCGACCCGGAGGAAGTCCTGCTGCGCGAAATCCGGAACGGTGAGCGTGCAGTGACACGCGGCGTTGCTGCAGCTGGACGTGGGCTCAAGGCGGATTGGCGCAACCAGATCAAGGGCGCCGGGCTCGGAACGCGTCTTGGTAAAACCATCCGGGCCAATGTTTACCCGGAGGGCACCGAAAGCCTGAATGCTGCGGCCCTGGTATTCAGTCGGGCGTCAAAAATCGTGGACGCACACGAGCGCGGCGCGTTGATCCGGTCGAGGGACGGTTTCTGGCTGGCCATCCCGATTGCCGAGGTGGCCAGGATGCGCGGCCGGGGCAACAAGCGGATCACTCCGCATCTTTGGGAACAGAAGACCGGCAAAAAGTTGCGCTTCGTCTACCGCCGGGGGCGCCCGTCGCTGCTGGTGACCGATGGCGAGGCACTTCAGCGTAGCATCGCGGATCCCGTGCGCTGGCAAAGTTCAGCGTCGAGGCGGCGGCGCAGGTCGAAGGTCACGAAGCCGATCTTCATCCTCGTTCCGCAGGTGAAGCTGCGCAAGCGGCTGGATCTGGACCGGGATGCCAACAAGTGGGCAGGCCGACTGCCCGGGCTGATCGTTGAGCGGTGGAAGGACTGATATGGCAGACAGCAAATCAGAACAGGTCCTGAAAGCCCTGGCGGCGGCCATAAAGGGCAGTCTGACCGCATCCTCGAAATTCGAACGCAACGGCACCCTGCCAAGCCGCATCCCGGCCGGCGGGTTCGTGACGCTTCATGACGGCGATCCGGGTCAGCCGGAAGTCACGCTGTCCCCGACCGAATACATCTACGAGCATCGCGCCGAGGTGGATATCGTCGTGCAGGGCGCAAAAAGCGCGACCCGCGATGCAACATTTGATGACCTGAAGCAGTCGATCGGCACGGCCCTGGCGGCCGACCGAACGCTTGGCGGCCTGTGCGACTATGTGATCGGCGAGGCTCCCGCGCCCCTGGACCTGCCTATCGAGGGCGCCCAGGACCTGAAAGCGGCAACCATCGGTGTGATCCTGACGTATGGCACGTCGGACCCACTGACCTGAACCACTCCTGAAAGGACAAAAACATGGCACGCGCACAAGGCGCGCGGTCGCAGATGGCGGTCGCGTTTGAATCTGTTTACGGCACCGCGCCCGCTTCGGGCTCATACTGGAAAATGCCATTCTCGCGCTCCACATTGGGCAGCGAACAGAACTTGATCGAGGATGATCTGCTGGGACTGGGCCGCGATGCGCAACCACCCAGCCGGGATGCCATCACCGCTGATGGTGAAATCAACGTTCCGATGGACGTTCGCTATATCGGCGTGTGGCTGAAGGCGCTGTTCGGTGATCCCGTGACCACCGGAACCGGCCCGTACACGCATGTGTTCACCAGCGGGTCCTGGGCGCTGCCCAGTTTCTCGGCCGAGATCGGCATGCCGGACGTTCCGTATTACGCGATGGTCTCCGGGTGCAAACTCGACTCCATGTCGTTCCAGATGCAGCGCTCGGGCTTGGTGACGGCCACGATGAGCGTGATCGCCCAGGGCGAGACCACCGGCACTGTGTCCAATGTCGGGACGATGCAACAGGAAGCCGTCACCCGGTTCGGGTCGTTCACGGGCTCGATCAGCCGCAACGGTTCGCAATTGGCGAACGTTGTGCAGGGTCAGGTGACCTACAACAACAGCCTGGATCGCGTCGAGACCATCCGGGCCGACGGCAAGATCGACGGCGTTGATCCAGGCAAGTCGATGATGTCCGGCACGATCGACGTGCGTTTCGCAGACACGACCCTGCTTGATCAGGCGATCAGCGGCGCGGCATGTGAACTGGCGTTCAAGTACCAGATCGACGCGTCCAACAGCCTCGAGATCGTCGCGCACGACGTGTTCCTGCCGAAGCCGAAGATCTCGATCGAGGGCCCCGCCGGCGTGCAGGCTTCGTTTGCTTGGCAGGCCGCTTACGACAGTGTTGCGGGCCAGATGGCGACGGCCACGCTGATCAACGATCTCGCCGACTACGACAACCCGAGCAACTAAGGAAGCTGCCCATGCGAATCTCCCTGAACCCAAAGGCCGAGTGGTACTATCTGGTGCCAGGCCATATCCGCGTTCTCGCTGAGCCTGCGCTCGACGTCGTGTTCGAGCAGGCAGCGCAGGACCAGCGCATTGTCGATCTGCGCCAGCAGGTGGAAGAAGCGACCGAGGCGGAAAACCTCGACGCTGCGGCTGATCTCCAGCGCGAAATCGGCAAAATGATGAACCTGGTCGTTGCCGAGCTTGTCATCGTGGAATGGGAGGGCATCGAGGACGACAAGGGCAAGCCGGCGCCCGTCGAGCCCGCCTATATCAACGCCGCCCTGCGCATGCCGGTCCTGGCGTCGGCATGGGATCAGAACTACATGGCCCGCTGGTTGGGGTTGAGCGACATGCTCAGCGCGGAAAAAAACGGCTCTGCGCCCTCGCTGAATGGCACTTCGGCGGCGGCGCGCAATACTGCGAAGCCTGCCCGTCGCTCTGCGACGCCTGCCCAAACAAAGAAAACCGGCCGGAAACGCTAGAGGGCGCACGGCTGTGGGACTTGGTCCTGCGTCTCGAAAGTCAAATCCGGTACGTCAGCCTGCCGGATGGCATCAGGGCCGCAGGTTTTGATCAGGCGTCAGCCCTGCGCCTGGCCGACGCCCTGGGGGTCAATCAGACGCTGGTGGCGTTGGTGTTGCCAGCGATCGAGGCAATTGCCTGCGCGAAAATCAATGAGCAGATGAGGGAAAGCTGAGATGGCCGAAAAGAAGGTGTCCGTCCGGCTGGCGGCCGTGGGCGGCAAGGAACTCAAGGGCGAGTTTGTCGCTATCGGCGCCGCGGCGAAGGACGCGCTGGCCGGGATCGGCGCAAACTCGAACTCCGCCGAAGCTGGCATGAACTCAGTGGAGGCCGCAGCCGAGCGTGCGCGGCGTTCCTTCGAGGAATTGTCCGTCAAGGCGGCCAACAGCGCCGCTGCCATGCGCACGACAGCGGCGGCCGCATCTCCGATGGTCGATCAGATCAACCGGTTGACCGGTGTCACGCCCGCAATCGGGCAAACGACGGCTGAGTATCTGCAACAGGGTCAGGCTCTCGACCAGCTGCGCGCGAAATACAACCCTGTCTATGCGGCGATCCAGCGCTATCGAAATACCGTGTCAGAGGTGAAATCTGCGCATTTGCAGGGTGCGATTTCCGCGCAGGAAATGGCGGCAGCGATCCAGCGTGAGCGCCGCGTTACGCTCGACAGCATCGCCGCGATCAAGGGGCGCACGACCGCGATCATGGGCATGTCTCAGGCGACCGGCGTTGCCCGGTTCCGAACCCAGCAGATGTTCTTCCAACTGAACGACATTGGCGTTTCCTTGGCGGGCGGCATGAACCCGTTCGTGGTCATGGCGCAGCAGGGCACGCAGATCGCGCAGATCTACGGGTTCGGCAACGGGGGAGTCGGCGCAGCACTGCGCGATGTGAGCGGACTGGTGAGCGGCCTTGTGCGCCGCTTCTGGCCGGTCGCTGCTGCTGTGGGGGCGGTCAGTGCAGTGATCGGAGGGCTGACACGGGAAATCAACAACACCACGGATGCAACGGTGACCTTTGGGGACACGGCCAAGGCAATCTGGCAGACGGTGATCAGTGGGCTTGATACGCTTCTCCGCCCTGCCATCGAGGCGATCTCCGAATGGTTCTGGACGGCGTGGGATTGGGCCGTGGACGCGACGGTGTCGGCGGTGAATTCGATCATCAACAACGCCAAGATTCTCGTGCTGGGGATCAAGACCGCCATGGACACCGTGCCGGATTATTTCCGAGCGGCTTTCTCTCTGGCCGTGTCCTACGTCATCACCAAAATGCACGACATGGTCTGGTATGTCGGGCAGGCGGTGAATGGCATCGCCGAGGGCCTGAACAGCGTATTCAACACCGACCTCAGCACCGACAACTTCTCGGGCATCCTGGACATGCTCAGCCAGAAAAGCGGCGAGGCATCCGAGGCGGCCACCGCAGCGGCCAACCGGGCAACCGCGGCTTGGGGAGAGTTCGGCGCCAAGGCGCAGGAAATCGCCAATGAGAACCCCATGGGCGAGTTGTTCGACACCATCCGCGACAGGGCGATCGAGAACTCTTTGAACAGGATCAGCGACGGTCTCGACAAGGTGGGCGGTTCTGCGCGCCGGGCGGGTGAGCAAGTCAAGGAGGGCATGGACCAGATCAAGCAATCCTTGGCGGACTATGCGCGGGAAGCGCAGGATACCGGCAAGGGGTTGAGCGATGCCCTGACAAACGGGTTCAAGTCGGCCGAGAGCGCGTTCCGGAAGTTCACCGAAACCGGAAAGTTCGATTTTCGCGGCTTGGTGCAATCAATTATTGCCGATCTTGCGACACTGACGTTCAAGGCAGGGGTTTTGGGACCGCTGGCCGAATGGCTGAGTGGCGCCATCGGGTCCGGTGGGGGCTTCCTGGGAACCCTATTCGGCTCAATCATGCACGACGGTGGTGTTGTGGGCGCCGGCGGGCCTCAGAGGGCAGTTCCGGCCGCGGCGTTTGCGGGTGCCGAGCGGTTCCACGGCGGCGGATGGCCCGGTTTGCGACCAGACGAGGTTCCGGTGATCGCCCAGCGTGGCGAGCGCATCTGGTCGCGGCGCGAGGTCGCGCAGGGCATGGCGCAATCTCGGCGGACAGACGGGGCCGTCGACGTTCGGATCATGATGGAGGACGGGAACCTCGTACCGGTGATCGAGCGCGTGAGCGGGCGCGTGGCAGCGCGGGTCACGTCGGCGGGAATGCAGACGGTTCAGCGGAATTTCGGCAATAGCCTGGACAACCATTTCGCGCGGAGGGACTGATGCAGCGTCCGGTCATTACCATCCCGCACGGCCTGCTGCGACACCTGAACTGCGACTGGGGTATCGACTGGCGCGGTCAGGCGTCAGGTGAGAGCAACGCGGGAATTACGCAGATTGTGAACACTGCGTTCCCCCGTTGGATGGGCTCCCCAAGAATCCATCTGCACAACACGGAAATCGCACAATGGCAGGCGATCCGGGCGCAGGCGCAGGGTCAGGTCGGAATCTACGTTGTCCAGATGTTCGACCCAGTTGGGTTTCCCGTCGCTAATCCATTCCCCTCTGGGGTTCCGTTCGACACGGGCCAGCCGTTTAGCACCGGTGTCGGGTTTGAGTGGGACCCGGTTTGCACGGCTGAGCAGGACGCCTCGGCTGGCGCGACACAGATCCGGGTCAATACCACTGGTGAGGGGATCGCGCCGAACGTCGGGCAGATTATGAGCCACAATGACTGGCCGTTCCGGGTGACGTGGGTGCTGGAGGTGTCGGCCAATCTCTACGACCTCGGCGTTCAAATGCCGATGCGGTCTGCCATCACGGCTGGCGACATTATCCACTATCGCGGTCGCGGTCGGTTCGAGGCTGTCGAGGGTGGCATGGGGAATGCGGCCTATGAGCATCAGAAATTCAGCCGCCCGACGCTGCAATTTCGCGAGGTCCTCACTCGATGAGTTTTTTCCCGCCTGATTTTGACCCGACCGCTGATGTGGTCGGGGTTCTGGAGTTGTGCGAGATCGACACCCCGGATGGCCCCGCACGTTTCATCATCGGCACAGATGGTGTGTTTACCGATGTGAGCGGCAATCAGTGGTGGGGGTCGCAGCTGATTGGGGTCGGCAGTCTGGCGTCCGCGCTGAACGGCGAGGCCCCGGCCGGCAGCGTCACGCTGTCGTTTTTCCAGGACCCCGACGCTGACGACCTGATCGCGCAGATCCGGGAGTTGGGCGATGACTACGTCAAAAATCGTCCAATCACGCTGTTCAAACAACATTTCGGCAGCATGTCCGAGATGTACGCGCCGAAAACGGCCCCTGTGCCGTGGCTGCAGCGCACGATGAAAACCATCAGCTATCAATTCAGCGGCGCGCAGGATCGCTCGATTGTCGTTGGATTTGAGGCCGTGACGGAGAACCGCCGCGCGGCGCGTCGCATCATTCTGAACACTGTCGGCCATTCGCAACTGCTTGGGTACGAAAACCCGAGCCTCGAGTACGCGCCGACCACTGATTACGAAGAAGGAAAGTTGTTCGGATGACCCCTCTCTATCAGGAAATTCACCGCTGGATGGGCCTGCCGTTCGTCTGGGGAGAGACCGACTGTATGTTGGTCTGCGCCGACTGGATCGAGCGTGTGCGCGGGCAGGACCCGGCAGCGCATGTGCGCGGCACCTATGACAGCCGGGGATCGTGCCAACGTGAAATCGGCTATCTGCGCGACCCGGTTGGGGCCGTGGAGTCATGCCTCGCCACAATCGGCGGGCTGGACCGCGTGGATGAGCCGCAGAAAGGCGACATGGCAGTTGTAATGGCGCGTGACCCTGACGGGCGCGTCTCGCCATGTGGTGCCATCTGGACGGGGGTTGCGTGGGCCTGCAAGGGGCCGACTGGAACGACGACCCTGCACCCGCACGAGGTCGAGGTATTGGCGATTTGGAGTGTCGGCTATGAGGAATAGGCTGCTGCTGCTGGCGTTCCTCGGCACGACCGCACTGACGCCGCGCCCCGCTGAGGCCGCGCCCGTGGTTGGGTTCGTGGCGGGCGCGCTGGGTATTTCAGCATCTGCTGCTGCTGCGGCTGGGATCAGCGCCGGATTCGCGGCAGGCGCTACGTTCGGTGGGTCACTGATCGGTGGTTTTGTCGTGAAAACCGTTGTTGCGGTCGGGCTGTCCAAAATCGCGCAGAAATTGCGTGGAACCCCCTCGAGCGGGCAATACACCCCCGCTACGCGCATGGCGAATTTCGCGCAGCCCGTTTCCTACGCGGAAACCGTCTATGGCCGCACCCGCAAAGGTGGCCCGCTGGGGTTCACCGGGTTCAAAAACAGCCGCCGCTATTATGTGCCGATCCTCGCTGCACATCAGATCGAGGGTATCGCTGAGCATTGGCTGGACGAGCGGCAGGTCACGCTGAATAGCAATACCGGGTTCAGCAACCCGAATATCGACACATTCCCGATGCGGCAATATGGTCGCATCGAGCCATTCCTTGGTGCGCCTGGGCAGGCCGCGAATGCAGGCCTCATGTCGGTGTTCCCGGAAATCACGTCCGCGCATGACTTCGCTGGGCTTGCAGGGGCAGTTGTGTGGGCGAAAAAACCGCCGGACGCTGAATTTTCGGACGTTTACCCGCGCGGTCGGCAATGGGCCTATACGCCCGTCATTGATGGCAAAAACACCATCTATGACCCGCGCACGGACACGACCGGATACACCAACAACGCCGCGTTGGTCATAGCTGACTGGATCGTGAACATCCTCGGTGTCGGCGTCGATTGGGACGAGGTGGCCGCAGAGGCCGATATTTGTGACGAGTTGGTCACGAATGCAGAGGGCGGCACCCAGCCACGCTGGACGATCAACGGCACCATTTCGGACGACCAGGAGTTCGAGGAACAGCGCGCCATTCTGGGCGGGGCCTGCGATGCGTATTTCTACGAACGTCCTGATGGGAAATTGGGGTTCCGGGTTGGACGCTGGATCGAGCCGGACGTCACGCTGGGCGCCCTCGATCTGAAATCCTTCGAACTGTCATCCGGCCAATGGGGCGCAGACGCACCGACTGAGGTGTCAGTCGTCTATACCGAGCCTGAGAATGGATGGCGCGAAACGCCATCGGGCGCGTGGGTGGAGAGTACGACCGAGCGTCAGAAGCGCGAAGAACTCCAGGTCTTCACGATCACCAGCCACAACCAGGCTGCACGAATTGCAAAGCGGCTGGCAAAAACAAAGCGGTCGAAATACAGCCTGCGGGGCGAAATCGGACTGCGCGGCTATGACCTTCTGGGAAAGCGGTTTTTCCGCATGGTGCAGCCGGAAATCGGTTTCGACCAGTATTTCGAGATCGGCAGTCTGACCCGCGATGGTATCGCACGGTTTACCATCGAGGCGAATTCCGTTGAGCCAGAGGATTTCGAATTTGACGCGGCCATAGAGGAACCGACCCGCCCGACCTATTTGAAGGTGAGCGAGGACGCTACCCCGCCGGATTCACAAATACTGAATGTCGGAAGTTCCGGTGCAAATTCGGTGGACTTCATTTTCGCGCCGCTTGGCACCCACAAGCAGCGCCTCCGCATACGCCGGGTCGGTACAGCCCTATGGCGCAAGCACACGCTTCTGGAGGGTGATGAGCTGCTGCGGGTCACGGGCCTTATCGACGGGGCCGCGTATAAGTATCAGGCGCGGCCAATTGGTGCCAATGCCGCCGAAAAATTGTGGCTCCCCGACCCACCGGCGACGGTGACTGTCGTTGACAACCCCACCGCACCAGCGGCGCACGAGGCATTCTCGGCTATCCTCACCGGCGCGAACATTGACGTTCTGTTCACGGCCCCGAACGACCCGAACTATTTTGCGACACGCATTTACAGGGCGCTGAACAGCACGAATTTCGGCAGCGCGACACTGGTTCATACCGAATACGGCATCCCGTCGAACAATGACTCGTGGACGGACGTGGCCCCGGCCTCTGGCGACCAGAGTTATTGGATCGAGCCGATCAATTCGTCCGGTGTCGCGGGCCCGCGCACCGGCCCGCAGACAGTCACAATTCCATAACGAGGCGTAATCATGGCACTACCCCCGCAGACAATCATTCAGGGCAACCCGCCCACGGCATCGCACCAGCCCAATCCGACCGAGTTGGTGACGTGGATGGACGAGATCGAGGCCACCAGGGCGCAGTTGGACACCGCTGGCGGGCTGTCGTTGGCAGATGGCCCGTTCTACAAATCCGAGGGCGCGGACCCGTCCACCGGGCCGAAAGCGGCGCGCGCGGATCGCGTGTTTGTCGGCGGGTCCAAAGACCTGGCTGGCTCACCTCGTTCGACCACGACAAGCGGTGACAATTATCTTACCGGATCGTGGCTGCAGCAGGGCGACGAGGGGGACAATCTCGGGACCGGCCCGGCCGGTTCTCGCCTGCAATACATCGAGACCCATGCGGCGCTGGCAGCATCGGTTGGTGACGCTGGTTCGTTCGGGCAGATTGGCGTGGCCGGGGCCGCGAAAGCCACCTCCGGCCTGATGGGGCTTGGCACGGTCGGCGTGGCACGTCTGGATGATCCGCTCTCCGTCAACGCCTGGGGCGGGTATTTTGAAGCGGTTCGCGGCAATGGAACGGGCGGCAATGCTGGGTGCTGGGGCGTCGAAATCGGCGTGATGAATTTCGACAACACGTCGATCACGCCCACCAACCCGATGGACCCGAGTTTCGCAGGCTTCACCAAGGGCCTGATGATCAACAGCGGTGGCGGGAATACCAACGCATTTACCGCCGACACCGCTTTCCAGATCCGTGGTGAATACGACGACGGCGGCACGATCAAGGGCGCGCGGTTCAATTCCGGCATCGTCATCACAGACGGCGCGCTGACTGCAAATACTGTGACGAACGGTATCCCGAACGTAAAACGCGCGGTGTGGTTGCCGCCGGATGCTGGTATTATCTGGGCCAATTCCACCCGGACGCACAACACCGAGATGATGGCCAGCGAGGTGGGGACCATTGTCCTCAACCGGCGCGGCACAACCAACCCATTCTTCTTTGATTTCCGGGTGGATAACACCACAGTCGGCGCGATCAGATACGACGGCACGAACACCGTGTTCCAAACCACGTCCGACCGGGCGCTGAAAGAGAACATCGCCCCCGCCGGTGACGCGGGCGCGATCATCGACGCGCTTGAGGTGGTCCAGCACGATTGGATTGCCAACGGCGCGCACACGTCTTTCGGCGTGATTGCGCAGGACGTGCATGAGGTATTCCCGGACGCTGTTTCGCCTGCATCCGAGGACACCGAGTTCTGGATGGTCGATTACTCCCGCTTTACCCCGCTACTGCTGCAAGAGGTCAAGGCCCTGCGGCGGCGCGTTGCAGCATTGGAGGCCGCATAATGGACCAGAAAACAGAGACATATGAACTGCCAGAGGGCCTGATGGACGCCATCACCAGGTACCTGTCGCAAATGCCATACGGTCAGGTGCATGGGCTGATGGGCGGTCTGTCGCAGGCGCGGAAAATTGAGGCCAAAGCCGAGGGCAAGAAGTGATGTTCCTGATGCGCTTCTTCCGGTCTCCCACGGCCTACTATGACCAGCCGTGGAAATATGCGCTGAATCAGATCGGCCATGCGTACATCGTCGGCTTCGTTCCGGTGTTTCTTTTCGGTTGGATGGCGGTTCCGTTCCTGGCCGTTGGCTATGCCGCGTGGGAATACGCGCAGATGCGACTGTTCCATGCGGTGCTGAGTGATGCACTGGAGGATCTGGGACATGTCCTGATGGGGGCGGTCGCGGCGCTGTTCCCGTGGGTGATCGTGCCTCACCTGATCCTGATTGCATCAGGGTACTTTCTGCGCCGAGAGACGGCAGGGCGTTTCTGATGTTCACCTATCGCGCCACAGTCACGTCCGTTTACGACGCAGACACGATCACGGTTGACGTGGATCTCGGTTTTCGGGCGTGGCTACGGGGCGTGAAGATCAGGCTCTACGGTATCGACGCGCCGGAAATGCGCGGCTCGGAGCGGGCCGAGGGCATCAAGTCGCGGGACTGGCTTCGCGAACAGATCCTTGGCCGCGAGATCGTCATGCGGACCTATCACGACAAGACCGGCAAATACGGGCGCTGGCTGGCATCCCTGTACCGGGCCGAGAGCGACGAAACCAGCATCAACCAGGAACTTGTGACGCTCGGGCTGGCACGGCCTGCGTTCTACTAGCGGGGATGTCCATGACCGAAGATGAACACGACATGATCAAAGAGGTGCATGACTTCCTGTTCAAGCCGCCGTTGGAGGGCAAGTCAAGCCGCGCCGAGCAGCTGGACGAGATCATGAGCGCGGTGCGCGCGGGGAAAATGGGAACGCGCATTCTCCTGTGGCTGGCCGGTGTTGTCGCCGCCGTGTCAGCGATTCTGGTGCAATTCAAGGGGCGCGGCCAATGAAACGCATTCTCCGAACAGCCGATATTCTGAGCCTGATCCTCGTCGGTTGGATGGGCTTGGCGTTCGTGCCGGTGAACTGGGTGTGGTTCGATCCGGGGGACGTGTTCATTTCGGACGGGTCCAGAGATCGGGTCCCTGAAATCACCTTCGATCGGGTGATCAAGCGCAAGGTCGAAATGACCTACCAGGTCGTGATCCGATCCCTCGATGGCAACACCGTTGTGTGCGATCCGAAGAACGGGCCGTTTCCCTACCGGCCAGACGCCAAACTTCCCGAACACCCCGATCTGGTCTGGTGGACCGGTGGCGATGAGCGGTGCTGGCCGCGTGAACCAGGCTCCTACATAGCCGACACCTGCTGGACCGTCGTGCGCCCGTTCTGGGGGTTGGTTCCGCCGAAAACCATCTGCCGCCGTAGCAACGTGTTCACCGTGCGGTCGATCTCGCCCGAGGACGCGGAGCGGGTCATGGAGCGACAGCAGCAGATCGAGCAGACCGTCGAGGGCATCCAGCGTGATCTGCGCAGCCTGGAGGACAACTGATATGCGCAGCAATTACCCGCAGATACAGGACTGGATCGGGCTGTCAGAGGGCGGCTATGTCAATCACCCGGAAGATCCCGGCGGCGCAACCGATCGCGGCATCACCCAGCGGACCTATGATGCATGGAATGACCGGCTGGGGCGGCCGCGCCGCACCGTGCGCGGGATCAGCAAGGCCGAGGCGGAAAAGATCATCGAGTTCCAGTATCTGGACGCGGTTCGGGCTGACGTTCTTCCGTCCGGCCTCGACTATGCGATGGGCGACTATGCGGTGAACTCCGGCCCGGCCAAGGCGGCCATGGACCTGCAGCGGGTGCTTGGCGTCCGGGTGGACGGCGTGATCGGGCTGCAGACTCTGGCGGCGGTGCAGGCCGCCAACACGCAGGACGTGATCGTGAAACTGTGCCAGCGCCGCATGTCCTTCCTGAAATCTCTGCGCACCTGGCGCGTGTTCGGCAAGGGCTGGACCCGCCGCGTCATGGGCGACCTGCCGGGCGTTCAGACCGGTGACATCGGCGTGATCGACCGGGCGGTGCGCATGGCGCGCGAGAGCGGCCAACCGATCCCCGCGCCGAAGCAGTCGGCCCCGGGCAAGGCAGAACCGGGCACCGAGCGGCTGTTCGCGCTCATTCTCCAATTCATCCAGCGGCTGTTCCAGTCGCTCACATCGAAAGGACAGACGGTATGATGCTCTACATTCGCATGGCGCTCTACGCGCTGTTTGCAGGACTGGCAGGCGCGGCGATCGGTGACTTCGAGGCCGCGACGGGCACCTACACGATCACCGTGGATCAGCTGCTGGAAATCGTCGGCCCGATCATCGGCTTTATCGCCACGTTCATCGCCAGCCGGGTTGCCAAGAAGCGCGGCGGGGCGACCTGATGCTGCGCTTCATCCTGACCTGGCTGACATCTGGCCCGCTCGATCGGGTTCTGGACACGGTGGATCGCCGGGTGGCGGCCGAGACCGACCGGGAAAAGATCAAGGGCGATCTGATCCAAGAGCATTACCGCCAACGCGGCGACTGGATGCGGGCGGGCGGTCTGGTCCTGACGCTGCTGTTTGCTGTCCCGCTGGCGTTCTGGTTCGGCGCTGTGGTGGTCTACAGCGTGTTCTGGTGCCACGGCTGCGCCTATCCGCAGGGATGGACAATCGCGGCACTGCCAGCGCCTCTGGATGAATGGGCGGGTCTCATCATCATCAGCATTTTCGGCGTGATCGGCGTGACCGGATACCGTGGGCGGAAATGACGCGCCTGCTGCTGTCCGTCCTGGCCCTGATCTTCATTCCTGCGGTCGTGGCCGCCCAGAACTGCGTCCTGCGCCCGGACATCACCGATCGGCTGACTGACATGTTCGGAGAACATCAGCGCGGCGTTGGGCTGGCTACGCAGAACGGAAACCCGATCATTATCGAATTGTGGGTGGCGGAGGAAACCGGCTCGTTCACGATCCTGATCACCCACCCGAGCGGCATGTCCTGCATGGTCGCCGCCGGGGAAAACTATTCGGATGTCGCCGCGCCGCTGCTCGGTGATCCGATGTAATCCCGGCGCCGGGGTTCGGCGCAAATCCTGAAATGGAGACACCCATGAGAAATTTCATGTTGGCCGCTCTCGCGGCTCTTTTCGCGTGTGCGTTCGTTTTCGGTCTGACCGGCACAGCAGCTGCGCAGTCTAAATCTGACGCGCTGGAAAACGATGTGCTGGCTCTGCTGTTCAACGGCACGGCCATTGCTGATCTGGCAGAAAACGACACCACGTCGCCATCCACCAACCTGTACCTGTCGCTGCATTCGGCCAACCCCGGTGAGGCTGGCGACCAATCAACCAGCGAGTGCGCCTATACCGGGTATGCCCGTGTTGCTGTCGCCAGAAATTCTAGCGGCTTTACCGTCGCAGGAAATTCCGTCTCTCTGGCCGCGCCGGTAGATTTCCCAGCAGCCACAGGCGGCACCTGCACCGCAACGCATTTTGCCATCGGCACAGGCGCATCTGGGGCCACTGAGATTTTGTATTACGGCACCATCAGCCCGACGATCTCGATATCGTCTGGTGTGACCCCGCGCCTCGGTACAGGCACCACCATCACCGAGGACTGATCTCGGACAACAGAACGGCCTCGCCAATGGTGGCGGGGTCGGCAGATTGATGGAGGTGACTTATGTCTGGAATTGCACTTTATGATCTGAGCGGCGCTTTGAATGATGGCGTCCGACGTGTGAGTATCGTCTATGACAGGTGTCAGGAGGTCAGAACCGCGTTGCAGTCTGGGCCTTTTCGAGCGGATCGTCTGATTTCGTTTCTAGGGGAGGTTGATGCTGCGTCCAGCGTGTTCCAGAAATTCGGCGCTTTGCCAAAAATGGCCGAATATGCAGCACTGCATCTGTACCCGTACAATGATGAAGCAGCCGGTGCCGGTAAGGATATTTCTGCGGATTTTTACGTTCTGATCAGCGCTTGTGAGGCAGTGGTGACGTGGATCACCGATAACATCCCGGCGCATGATGTGGACGGTGTGCGTTATCTGTTGATCAGTTATTTTGGCGACCCAAACGGGCGAACGCCGCAGCAGCGCGAGTTCTCCACAGTGGAAACTGCGCCGCTTGTTGCGCTGATTGACGATCTGTTGGCAGCTATCGAAAACATCGTAGCGCAACCTGTTTAGGGGCTGACACATGGCCGCCCCCACAATAGACGCCTCTCTTTTCGCCGGTAATTTCGGATCGAGTTCTACGATCAGCCTGCCGACACACTCGGCGGGCGATCTGCTTATTGAGGTATTCCAACGCCAAAACACGGTCGCGCCAGACACGACGCCAGCCGACGATGGCTGGACGTTGCGGTATTCGGATCAATCAAAAACAAACACGTCGTTTTTCACGCACTCGAAAACCGCCGGGGCCTCTGAGGCGGCGACTGGATATTCATTCACCGACAGCAACAAACAACAAGCGTGGGGCGTCCTTGCCATCAGCGGCCACAATGGCGTTGATGATATTCAGGGCGATGTCACGGGGTTCACGTCTACCGTGAATGTGCCGTCTGCTACGGCGTCAGCAGCTGACAGCCTATCTGTCATTGCCATCGGGCATAGCGACAATGACACAGTGACCACATCTCCCAGCGGCTACACGCTGATCGGTGAAGAAGTGCGCGGCGCGGCGACTGTCCAGGTCTGGGCAAAAACGGTCGGGGCAGGCGCGACTGGCACACAACAGTTCACCTATAGCGGAAACTCGTTTTATGTTGCCGCGCACTATATCATTGCGCCTGCGGTTGGTGGGGGTAGCATTGTCTCTGGCGATGGGGCATCCACAGGCACATCCACGGCGACCGGGGCCGGATCGAGCGTGGCCGAGGCGGATGGCGTGGCAGGTGGCACCGCAACAGCGTCTGGCTCTGGTCAATCAACGGCGGAATCCAGCGGCACATCTGGCGGCACATCCGGCGCCACGGGTCAGGGGCAGATCGGCGGCAGCGTTGCAGAGGGCGATGGATCGTCATCTGGCGCGTCAACGGCATCCGGCGCAGGCGAGGCCACAGCCAGCGGTGACGGCGCTGCGTCCGGCGCATCGAGTGGCGCAGGCGAGGGCTATGCAACCGCCACGGGTGATGGATCGTCCGCTGGTGCGTCCACAGCGTCCGGCCAGGGTGAGACCGCAGGCGAGAGCGTCGGGCAGTCTGATGGCACATCCTCAGCCACAGGCGATGGGCAATCAACCGCAGAGGCTGACGGATCGTCGGGTGGCGCTGCGACCACATCCGGGCAGGGCGCGGCCGTTGCCGAGGGGCAGGGCGCATCTGCTGGCTCATCCACGGCCTCGGGCGTTGGATCTGACGCAACCGAGAACGTCGGGCAGTCCGACGGGTCGTCCACGGCCACGGGCGAAGGGCAGGCTACGTCTGAGGGCGTGGGTACGTCTGGCGGGTCCGGTGCGGCCACAGGCGATGGCGCGGCGACGGTCGAGGCAGACGGATCGTCAGGCGGCTCATCCGCAGCCACAGGTCAGGGCCAATCGTCCGGCGGCAATCTCAGCCGGGGGCGCGTGGCACTCCCAGCGGACAGCAAAAACATCGGCGTCGTATTGAACCCCAACAACATCTGCAGGAAAATCTAATGGCCGAGACGTTCACCATCAAGCGGGACGACACCAGCCCCGCGATCCAATTCCAACTGACGCTCGGGACAGGGCAGACGCTGGTCGGGGCAACCGCCACATTCAAAATGGCGTCCCTGAACGGCGGGGCGCTCAAAATCGACAGCCCCGCAGCGGTCGATTCCGCTCAGAACATCCTCAGCTACCAATGGGACGCTGGGGATACTGACACGGCGGGGGTTTATCGCGCTGAATTTGAGGTCACATATTCAGACGGGAAGATCGAGACATTCCCAAACAGCGAATACATCCAGATCAATGTCCTCGAGGACTTGGACTGA